TTAGTGTTACAACAAATCCTTTAATAGAAAATTATTTTAGACCTAGTAATTCAAACACGGATGGCTCACAGACCATAAACTTTAATTCAGAATACGATGAGTTTACAGGAATTGAAAATTCAAATAGTCTTTTTAGAAACTTCTACCAGACATACATAGGAAAAGCCTTCAGTAAATCTGCTAGAATAGTAGCTATGAATGCTACACTTCCATTAAATGTATTGTTAAGTTATGAATTAAGTGATGTCTTTAGGGTAAATGGACTAGATTATAATATCAATAAACTTCAAACAAACCTACTAACAGGTAAATCTAAATTAGAACTTATTAGTGGTAACTTTGCAGAGGAAACAAGACCAGATACTCCGTATGGAATTAGCGTAACTAATAGAGGAACTGATAATATGACTATTAGTTGGACTGTACCTGCTACAGGGGTTAGAGCTGTGCGTTACGCAACATACTTAGATGGGGTTGTTCACGGATTTGGCGATATAACATACACAGGTTCTACACCTAATAATCCTTCAGCTTTATTAAGAGGATTGACAACAGGGCAAACATATTCTATACAAGTCACATCTTTAAGTGTTGATTTGGTTGAGTCTCATAAGTCTGAAATATTGTTAGCTTCTACCTCAACAGGAAATAGCACACCAACTGACCCAACAAATTTAGCTGTAGTCAGTAGAACAGATAATTCAGTATTGCTAGAATGGGATGTATCTACATTTGACAACACTCAAGGAGAAACAGGATATAGTGTTTATGCTAGAATAGGTACTACAGGAGATTTCTTACTTAGTTCAAATGTCTCTACTACTGATTTTGCAACTGCGAATTCTACACATAATATAACAGGGTTAAGTGCAGGTACTAATTATCAATTTAAGGTTAGAGCTTATGATTCATTTGCAACTACACCTAATTCTGGATTCAGTAATACTGTAACAACTCAAACTACAGACGTAACTGATTTAGTGCCTCCAAGTGTACCTACTGATTTTACAGCTAGTAATATAACTGCTACAAGCGTAGACCTTTCTTGGTTAGCATCTTTTAACCCAGACGGAACTGCTGCTGACGGATATAAGGTTTATCAAGCAACTACTCAGATAGCAACAACTACAAATACAACTTATAGCGTTACAGGTTTGACAAGTGCAACTACTTATAAGTTTTTTGTTTCATCTTATGATGCTAATGGAAATGAAAGTAATACTGCTGGACCAGTAACAATAACAACATTATAATATGCTAAAAGATATAATAGATTTATTAAATGAAGATGATTGGCTAGTGTCTGATGAGGATATACTGATAGCTAAAGGAAAATATCAATCCACTACAAACTGGAAAGAATTTAAGTACAACCTAAAACAAAGAAAATTATAAGATGGCTGAAGAAAAAGACATTAAGATAAAGATAATTCTCAATGACGGAGGAACTAGTGCTACGTTAAAGAATATAAATAATCAAATTATATCTTCTAAAGTTCCTATCAAGGAGCTAAGGAAAGAGTTAGGTAACTTTGTCGTTACCTCAAAAAAGCTTGAAAGCTCGGTAAACATAAACAGAAAGCAGTTTAATTCATTAGGAAGGTCAGTAGGTGGATTTACTAGTCAAACAGGAGCAGCCACATCAGCTACATTAGAGTTTGGTAGAGTATTATCTGATGCTCCTTATGGAATTAGAGGTGTAGCAAACAACGTTCAACAGTTAGCCTCAAACTTGTTTTTTATGTCTAAGAATGTCGATGAAGCTACAGGTAAGACTATTGGATTTGGAGGAGCTTTAAGTAACTTCGGAAAATCTCTTCTTGGTCCAGCAGGTATACTCGTTGCTTTTCAAGGCTTAACAGCCCTTATTGATTGGTATTCAAGTAGAACAGATAAAGCAACAGAGTCTACGGATAAAATGAATAAATCTATAGGAGGTCAAGCTACAAAATTAATTGCTTTAAGAGAATCTTTAGAGCAAAACACTATGTCTAGAGACGATGCTAATGAAGCTATAAAGGCTGCTAATAAAGAGTTTCCAGAGTTGAATCTAAGTCTAGATGAAAACAATCAACTAACAGAGGCTAGTGTTTTAGTGTTGAATAAAAAAACAGAGGCATTAATAAAATTAGCTAAAGCACAAGCACTACAAGCATTATTGGAGGAGAAATATTCTGAGTTACTTCCACTACAAGCTAAACAATCAGAATTAGATACTAAAGCTAAAGAAGATAACGCTAAGGCGATTAAAGCTATATCTGCCTCGTACAAGGAACACGGAACAGCGTTAGCAGAGGCTTCTGCTAAATCAAGTCAAGCAGCTGCCGATTCAAACAGAGAGGCTGTAAAAATGATAAAAAAAGACATAGATGAATTACTTAAACTAGGTGGAGATGATGGAATTATTGATGAAATGTTTAACGGAAAAAAGGGCAGAAAAGGCAAGACTAAAAAGAGACCTAAAGCAGTTGCATTTGACACCTCTCAAATAAGTAAGGATGCAAGGAAATATGTGAAGGAGGTAATGAAGATGGAAAAGAAAAATGCTTTACTATTAGCTGAAAATAATGTTAGTAAGTTAATTATTGAGAGGGATTTTCAACTAAAGAGACTGTCTATGCTTAAAGGAGATAACTCTGCATTGATAGCTGAATATGAGAAGTATTACGATACCTTAATTAAAACAGCAGAAGAGAAATTAATAGGCGAAAGCAAGATAGACCCAAAAAAACCAAGAACAAAAGGAGACCAAGGAGAAACCTTTAAAGAAAAGCTTTTAGCAGGATTAGAGGCTTACATTGAGGTTCAAAGCAGCTTAACTAGCTTTATGGGTGGAGAATTTGATAGGCAACTAACTATAGAGCAAAATAAAACAAATGCTTTAAATAACGAGCTTAATCAAAGACTTCTTAACGAAAACTTATCTAAAGATGAGAGAGAAAGAATACAGTTACAGATAGCTAGAAATGATGAAAAGTTAAGAAAGAAGCAAGAAGTTATAGAAAAGAAAAGATTTAAGTTAAATAAGGCAGCCAATATAGCTAACGCAACTATAAACACATATTTAGCTGCAAATCAAATTATGTCAGACCCTTCATTTGTGGGGAGACCTGTAGCTAGATTTGTCGCTATGGCAGCAACAATAACTACTGGTTTATTAAATGTAGCAGCTATTGCTAGACAGAAGTTTCAGTCCTCAGCAGGTAGTGGAGGTGCTATAGGTGCAGCAGCAGGTCGAAGTGGTGGAGAAGGAGAAGGTAGAGAGTTTAATTTCAACTTAGCAGGTAGCACACAATCAAACCAATTAACACAATCAATAGCTGGTCAATTAAGCCAACCAATACAAGCGTATGTGGTTTCATCAGAAATAACAAGTCAACAACAATTAGATTTAAGTATATCCAACACAGCAACAATAGGTTAAAACAATAATTATGGAAGATTTAGACATTATAGAATTAATAATAGACGAAAACAATTTAGAGGATGGAATAGAAGCTATCTCTCTAGTAGAAAGCCCTGCAATAGAAGAAAACTTTGTAGCTTTAAGTAGACACAAAGTAGAATTCAAATCTGTAGATGACGAGAAAAGAATTGTAGTAGGACTAGCTTTAGTTCCAGACAAGGAAATATTTAGAAAAAGTGGAGACTACGCTTACAAGATAATGTTTTCTAAAGAGACTGTTAAAAAAGCATCTGAACTTTACCTTAAAAGACTAAAGAATAATAATGCTACTATAGAACACGAATTATCAGTAAAAGGAGTGTCGCTTATAGAGTCTTGGATAGTAGAAGACCCTAATATGGATAAAACTAACTTATACAAGCTAGATGCTCCAGAAGGTGCTTGGGCTGTAGTTATGAAGATTGACAACGATGAGATATGGGAAGATGTAAAACAAGGTAAATATCTTGGCTTTAGTATAGAAGGTTTCTTTAGTCAAAAAGAACAAGAGTTAGCTAAACAAGACTTGGTAGAATACCCTCACATTATGTACAACCCTAAGACTGGAGATGAGGTAAAAATAATGAATAAAGAAGAACACGATAAGTATACAGCGAAAGGTTGGGTGCATAGCAAACCAGAAGGATACAAAGAAGAAGAATTAAAGTCTTATAGTGATTACCCACAATCTGCAACTAACAATGCTAAAAGAGCTTTAGCTTGGGTAGAAAAGAATGGATGGGGAAGTTGTGGCACTCCTGTAGGAAAGCAAAGAGCTAACCAACTAGCTAATAGAGAGCCATTAACTAGAGATACTATTGCTAGAATGGCATCATTTAAAAGACACCAACAACATAAAGACGTACCTTATTCAGAAGGATGTGGTGGACTTATGTGGGATTGCTGGGGAGGAACAAGTGGTATAGAGTGGGCTATAAATAAATTAGAGAAGTTATCTCTATCTGAAGAAGACTCACAAGCTTTAGAAATATTAAATGAAATCCTAAATAAGTTAAACGATGAATAGAAAAAGAGAACAACAATGGAGTAGAACATCTCCAAAGAATAAGCGAAGAGGATGTCTATGTAAAAACGGAAACAGATATAGTAGAGAATGTTGTAAGGGAAAAATGATTAACCAGGGAATAGGAAACGTTTAATCAAAAATACAACAAGATTTATATTCCTAGTTATTAGTGTTATAGAGTTATTAATAATAAATTTTAATTTATGAAAAGTCCAAAAGAAATTGTAGATGCTTTCAAAAGTATTTTACTTTCTTCTGAAGAAGTAGTTGAAACACCTGTAGAAGAGGTTGTTGAACTAGCTGAGGAAAAAGTAGAACAAGCTGAAGAAGTTATCGAAGAAGCTCCTGTGGAAGAAGTTATTTCTGAAGATTCAGACCTTGAATCACTAAAGAAGAAATACGATTCTTTATACGAAGAGTTAAATTCATTAAAGGCTTCTGTTAGTCAAATGATGGAAATCGTTTCTCCTTCAGAAGAAAAAGACGTTCCTGCTGAGTTATCAGAGGAAGTAGAAATTAAGGAAGATGTTACTGAATTATCTGCTGAAGCAGAAGAAATAGTGCATTCTCCAGAAGCTCAAGTAGAGCAAAAACAACAACATTTATATTCACAAAGCAGAAGTAGAACTGTGAAAGACTCAATCTACAACAAACTATTTAATAAATAAAAAAAAAGATGGCAACAACAACTTCAATTACAACAACTTACGCAGGAGAAAAAGCAGCAGGGTACATCTCAGCAGCTTTATTATCTGCAAATACTATCGAAAATGGTGGTATTACTGTTAAACCAAACGTAAAGTTCAAGCAAGTAATCAAGAGACTTTCTACCACAGACTTAATCGCTGATGGAAGCTGTGATTTCGCTGCTACTGACACTGTTACTTTAGACGAGAAAATCTTACAACCAGAGGAATTCCAAGTAAACTTAAACTTGTGTAAATCTGATTTTAGAGATGACTGGGATGCAATATCTATGGGATATTCTGCATTTGACAACTTACCTCCTTCTTTCCAAGAGTTTTTAATCGCTGAGATTATTGCTAAGATTGCTGAGAAGAATGAGAAAAACATCTGGATGGGTGCTACTGGTACTGCTGGAGAATTTGACGGATTAGTAGCTTTAGCTACTGCTGACGGAACTGTAAATGATGTAGCAGGAACTACTATTACTGCTTCTAACGTAATCGCTGAAATGGGTAAAGTAGTAGATGCTATGCCTTCTGCATTATACGGAAAATCAGATGTTAAACTATACGTTGCTCAAAATGTTTATAAAGCTTATGTAAGAGCTTTAGGAGGATTTGGTGCTGACGGATTAGGAGCTGCTGGTTACGAAGCAAAAGGAAACAACCAAGCTATCAACTCATTATTGTTTGATGGAGTAGAGGTATTCTTAGCAAACGGATTAGACGCTAACTATATGTATTTAGCTGAAGCTTCTAACATCTTCTTTGGAACAGGATTATTATCTGACCATAACGAAGTAAAAGTATTAGATATGGCTGACATTGATGGTTCACAAAATGTACGTTTCGTAATGAGATTTACTGCAGGTGTACAACACGGATTTGGTTCAGACATCGTTCTTTACACTCCATCCTAATTAACTGATTATTAACAATACCCTCCTCTTTTATGGGGAGGGATATTAAAACCCAATACAACAAATGGCTTGTGATTTAACATTAGGAAGAAAAGAAGTATGTAAAGATTCGGTTGGAGGTATAAAAGCTATCTACTTCTCGAATTTTGAAGATACTACTACTGCTAGTTACACATTTGATTCTACAAATACAGACGTTATTGATGCTGTATCTGGAACACCAAATGTTTACAAGTATGAAGTAAGAGATGCTTCTTCTTTCACGCAAAATATTCAGTCTAGTGCTGAAACGGGAACTACTGCCTTCGAACAAGTAGTTGAATTGACCTTAAAGAAGTTAACTGTTGAAGACCATAAAGAATTAAAATTACTTTCTTATGGTAGACCAAGAGTTATCGTTCAAGACCAAAATGACAATTACTTTTTAGCTGGATTTGAAAACGGCTGTCAAGTAACTGCTGGTACTATAGTAACAGGACAAGCAATGAATGACCTAAGTGGTTATACATTAACTTTAACTGGTATGGAAAAGAAACCTGCAAACTTCTTAGACTCTGACCCTGCAACTGTAGGATTTACTGTTGTAGTTCAATCATAGTTTCACGTTTACTTTATGTTTTTTAGTTTAGGTCTACTTCGGTAGACCTTTTCTTTTGCAATAAAAACAAAAAAACGAATATACGTTATAAGTTTATGATTAGATTATTGCCAACATCAAGCTCACAAACTTTTTCTATCTTACCTAGAACATTAGATACAACAGGTATCAATGCTACAATAAGAGAAGACGGAACAGGCAACATAGTAACAATTTCAGATGTTACAGCATCAGTCAACAATGATTACATAGATATAACTCTATCTTCAGATAAGTTTATTGCTGAAAGAGCTTATGTTTTAGAAATGACTAGAGGTTCAAATCTATGGTATAGAGACAAGATATACGTTACAAGTCAAACAGATACGGATATCTATCATACTATAAGTACTGATTATTACGAGGAGAACGATACAGATGGCGATGATAAATACATAACAATATAATGGGTAAAATAAATATTAAAAAGAATTATTCAGTAAGTAAGCCAAAGAAGTATACTAAAAACTTTAGTGTAGTTGAATTATCTAGCTATGAGATGCCTAAAGCTATAGAGAGAAAAGGCGATAATTGGGTTAGCTGGGGAGAAGACAACAATCACTTTGGTAGATTAATAGACTTAAACTTAGGTAGTCCTACTAACTCAAGATGTATTAAAGGTATATCTGATATGATTTATGGTAGAGGATTAGAATGTACTGATAGTAAAGATAAGCCTGTAGAATGGGCAGAGACTCAATTAATATTTAAGCCTAAAGACATTAAAAGAATAGTAAGCGACAGAAAAGAGCTAGGAATGGCTGCTATCCAAGTTGTTTATAATAAAACAAAAAAGAAAGTACTAAAAGCATTACACTTTCCAATAGAAACGCTTAGAGCTGAGAAAGCTGTAGATGGAATTATTAAAGCTTGGTATTATCATCCTAATTGGGCTGAGTACAAGAGAGGCGATAAGCCTAAAAGAATACCTGCTTTTGGTCAAGGTGGAAAGAAAGAAACTTCTGAGATATTTGTATCTAAACCTTATCAAAGTGGATTTTGGTATTATACTCCTAGTGACTATCACGGATGTTTACAATACTGTGATTTGGAAGTAGAGGTATCTAACTACCATATTAACAATATAAAAAATGGTTTACAGCCTAGCTTATTTATTAATTTCAACAACGGTATTCCTCCAGAGGAGACACAAGAAATAATAGAAAGCAAGATAAACGATAAGTTTGGAGGAACAAATAATGCAGGTAGGACAATCATAGCTTTTAATGAAGACAAGGATAGTTCTGCAACTATAGACCCTATACACTTACCAGATGCTCACGCACAATATCAGTTCTTAGCTGATGAGAGTAGAGAGAAGATAATGCTAGGACACGGAATTGTATCTCCTATCTTATTAGGTATTAAAGACAACACAGGTTTTGGTAACAATGCAGAGGAATTAAGAACTGCATCTATACTTATGGATAACTTTGTTGTTAGACCTTTCCAAAAGGATTTATTAGATGATTTCTGTGAGATACTAGCTGTAAACGGAATATACTTAAACTTATACTTTGTTACTTTACAACCTATTGAGTTTACAGAATTAGACAATATATCTACTAAGATTAAGAGAGAAGAAGAAACAGGAGAAAAACTAAGTTCTCAAAAAGAGCCAACAGACTTTTCTGATGAAGAGGGAGATGATATGTTAGAGCAATTAGAAGGCTTAGGAGAGATTATAAGCGATGATTGGGAGGTTATCCATACTGAGAAGTATGCTGAGGAGTTAAGTGAGGTTAAAATGGCTGAAATTAAGTCTAGTAACAAGTCATCTAAAGAAGATAGTGACATCTATAAAGTTAGATACGCTTATATGCCTGTAAGAAAATCTCCAGATAGTAGAACTTTCTGCAAGAAGATGGAAACATTTACAGAGAGAAAGATAGTATTTAGAAAGGAAGATATTAATATGATGTCCTTTAGAGGTGTAAATAAAGAGTTAGGTCATAACAGACAGAACTATAGTTTACTGAAATTTAAGGGTGGTAAAAATTGCCATCATTTTTGGGAGTTAAGAGTATACAAGTTGAAAGGAGATAAAAGAGTAGACCCTAATTCAGCTTACGAGAAAGGCTTAAAAGAACCTAAAAATCCAAATGAGATGACTGAAAGAATGATTGATAGACCAGATAGAGGGGCTTATCCAACTAATAAAAAATAAGATATGGCAACTAAAGCATTATTTATAACATTAAATGACTTGAAAAGAAAGTCTATTATATCTGGAAATACAGATGATGATAAGCTAATACAATTTGTAGAGGTTGCTCAAGATTTGCATATCCAAAATTATCTAGGTGGAAACCTATACGATAAGCTACAGGACTTGATACTAACAGATACACTTGATGATTCTGCTAATGTTAACTATAAAAATTTAGTTAATCAGTATGTGAAACCTATGTTAATTTGGTTCAGTCAAAGTTCTTACTTGCCATTTGCTTCTTACAATATTGGTAATGGTGGTGTTTACAAGCATATAGGAGACAATAAGCAACCTATAGATAAGGATGAGTTAGTACATTTAATGGGTAAAGTTAATGAGACTGCTGACTTTTACACTAGAAGGTTTTTAGATTATATGGATTACAACAACAATCTGTTTCCAGAATATAACACATCTACAAATGAACAGATGAGTCCAGATACAGATTCTAATTTCTCTGGAGGTATATTTTTAGGATAGTATGAAGAAAAAGATGTACAAACCAAAAGACTCCAATGTTAAAAAGATGGAGATATTGTTTAAAAAAATAAAAGAAAAAGATAATGGCAAACGAAATATACGATAGTTCTTGGTGGGGTAACACAATAGATACTGCATCTTCTATTGGAACATCAACTGAAATGATACAAGGTCAGTTTAATATGAATGACAGACAAGAAGTTGAAGCAGTTAAGTGTTTAGCAGATTCAATTCATAGAATAGGAATACAAGATATACAAAACTAAAACAAATGGCAAAACCAAAATTAGCATTAATACCAGCCTCACAAGGAAGCGAGTTATTTTCTGTACTACCATCAAGTGGTGTAGGAGATTTTGACTTTAGTAGAAGTGGTAGGGCAACAAGAATAAACTCACAAGGACTAATAGAAGAAGTTGCAAACGGACAATCAAGATTAAACTATCCAATGATTGATGGTAAAGTTGTAGGATGTCCACATCATATTTTAGAACCTAGTAGGACTAATTTAATTACTCGTTCAGAAGAAGTTAATTTAATGACACTTAGTAGTGTTTCTGTTATTGCGGATAATACTATATCGCCAGATGGAACTTTAAATGCAGACAAATTAACACCAGTTTCTACTGGATTTAAAACAGTTAGAAATTTTTTATCATCTTCAATAGGTTCTCTTTATACAATTTCTTTTTTTTATAAAAATGTAGACCATACTAAAATTGGTTTTTATGACAATAATACTGCTGGTAGTGAAATATCAATAAATTTAAAAACTAACGATTTTAGTTTAGGAAGTGCGGTAACAGATGGAGGTATTGAATATTATGGAAATGGTTGGTATCGTGCTTACGCTACTTTTCCAGCAAGTACTTCTCTAATATCTAACTATTTAATTTTTAGAAGTGAAACTAATAATGGTAATTATACCGCAACTGGAAGTTCTATGTATGCTTGGGGTTTTCAAGTAGAACAAGGCTCATATCCAACAAGCTATATCAAATCTAATAGTGGAAGTACAACTACTCGTTCAGCAGAAACTGCTAATAACTCTGGAGATGCTTCTACGTTTAATGATTCAGAAGGTGTTTTGATGGCAGAGATAAGTGCTTTAGTTAGTGGGGGTTCTACAAGAGTTATTTCTTTAAGTGGCGGTAGTCAATCAGTAAATAATATTTATATTAGTTTCAATACAAGTGGTGGTGTTTCTTGTCAAGTTTTAACAAGTGGAGGAAGTGTTAATTTATCAACTACAAATGTAAATCAAGAAAATACAAATAAATTACTTTTAAAATACAAATCAAATGATTTTTCTTTATGGATAAATGGATTTGAAGTTGATACAGATACGTCATCAAGTAGTACACCTATTGGATTAGATAGGTTAAATTTTGATTTTGGTAGTGGTTCTTTTGATTTCTACGGAAAAACCAAACAAATACAATACTACAATTCAGCATTAACAGATAGCGAACTAGAACAACTAACGTCTTGGACATCTTTTACAGATATGGCAGAAGGACAATTATACACAATAGAATAATATGGCACATAAACTTAAATTCGGTAACGGGACTTGGGCGACAAAGAAAGGCTCTACGTTAGCTTATAATGACCAGAATAACAACTATAAGCCTCTACCTTTTACAACAACTAGGAATAGTATTGCAACAAGAGTAAACAAAGAAGGATTAATAGAAGTAGTAGGAAAGGATAAATTAAGAATAGACTATACAGATTCTGCTAAAGGTGTAGCGTTGTTAGAAAATAGTTCTACTAATTTAGTTACTTATAGTGAGGATTTTAGCAATGCTGCTTGGACTAAATCAAATTCTTCAATTACAAGTAATTCAGTAATATCTCCAGATGGAACATTGAATGCTTCTAAATTAACTGAAGATACATCAAATTCAACGCATAGAATTTCAGATACCATTTTTGTTTCTGGTACTGGTGTTATTTATACTCAATCAATATTTGCTAAAAGTGGAGGAAATGGAAGATATTTAAGAATATTCAGAGGAAGTGGAACTTATAATTATGCAGTTTTTGATTTAGAAAACGGAGTTATTTTTTCTCAAGGTGGAAGTAATATTATTAGTACAAAAATAGAAAAATACCCAAATGGGTGGTATAAATGTTCATCTACTTTTACAACTCAATTTAGTAATATCGCAACATATTACGCAATTCAAAATGGAAGTTTAGATACTTATACTGGAGATGGAACAAGTGGAGTTTATATTTGGGGAGCAATGCTTGAAGAAGGCTCATATCCAACAAGCTATATCCCAACTAACGGAAGTGCAGTAACTCGTTCAGCAGAAACTGCTAATGGTGCTGGTAATAGTGAAGTGTTTAATGATAGTGAAGGAGTATTGTTTGCTAACATAAGTGCTTTGGCTGATGATGGCGGGACTTTTAGATGGATTAATTTAAGTAATGGATTGACTTCTAATAGAGTTGCTTTTTATTATCGTCCAGATATAAATCAACTCACTTATTTAATAACATCTAATGGTGCTGCCCAAGTTTTTTCAACTGTAACGCTTTCATCTGCATCTTCATTTAATAAGATACTTGCTAAATACAAGCAAAACGATTTTAGTTTATGGATAAATGGATATGAATTAATAACAGATACAAGTGGAAATGTACCAGTAGGGTTAAATGAATTATCTTTTGATAACGCAGTTGGTGGAGATAATTTCTATGGTAAAACAAAAGAAATTGGCTACTACGATACTGCACTAACAGACGAAGAATTAGAATATCTTACAAGTTATCGTTCATTAAACGAATTAGTAACAGAATTAAACTTAAACACATTATAAGATGGCAAACACATTAAAATTTGGTAACGGAGAATGGTA